GGCGGAAGAACTCTGGACGAAGCGGCCCGGAAAGCCGTGAGGTATGTATTGGAGGTGGAAAATAATGAGTCTAGGAGATTTTTTAATACCTGTGGTTCTCTTGATAAATGTTATGGTTGGGATTCTCTTAATAAAGATTGAAAGAATAAGCAATATAGAACGCACTCTGTTATTTTTGCCTTTAGTGATAATTATTACTATGTTAGGCTTATTCCTGTTACCTTATTGTTTTTCTATTACTTTTTGGAGATGAGAAAGAATGCCGATTTTCGTCGTGGTAGCCAACCTGTGGCCTGCTATTGCTGTACCTGCTATGTTGGGAAAAATGAATAATTCGGAAATAGTAGAATGCGCTGTGATATTTTCGGGATTAGTGATGGTTATTTGGATATTATTCTGTATCATCTTTGGAGGTAAGAGAAAATGAGTCCAAAAGTAAAGTTTTTGGACTATGTTGCAGCAATCATGACTTTTGTGGTGGTTATCATTGGCTTGCTGTTGATGAATCCAGGAATAGTACTTTTGAGGCATGATCAGATAGTCTTGATTTTTGTAATAAACAATACTCTTGTGTTTATCACTCTTGTACTCTACATTTACTTGATGACAACGCTCTAGAGAGGAGATAACGAAAAATGAGTCCCGGAATGGTGCTTGTGGAATATGCCCTGGCGGTCTTGGTTTTCGCGATGGTTATTGGTCTGCTGTCCTGGACCATAAAGCAGATTTTCAGGCCGTGGCCGTGGATCGTGGTCCTGGGCGGTCTGTGGCTGGTATGGGAAATGGTTCCCGGCAGTCATGTTCTGATATTGCATCTGTGGTCCGATGCCCAGACACAGGGCGGCCAGGCGCTGGTATGGCTCCGAGAGATCACCCATGCACTCCCCAGATGAGGCCGACCAGCCCTAATCCGACGGAGACGATACCGACGGGCAACACCCAGGACGGCACGGGGCTTATGGGTGGACCTGTGGTGACACCGAGCTGCAAGTTAAAAGAATCCGTCGGCCCAAAGTAATCGAACACCCCGGTGCCAAGCAGGTCCGTGCCGATGAGCATTTGATACCCGTCCCTGCTTTGGAGACCGTCCATGCCGACGACCCTGGCCTGGCCAACGAACCCGAGATTGCCCAGGTTGATGGACACCATGTAAGTCGATGCCTGCACGGGGTTGCCGTCCACGCCCTGGATTTCCACATAGCCGTCCGGCAGGACACCGATCTGGGCAATGGTCGCGGAATCAACCAGCGTTATGTCGGCCCCGGAATCGACCCTGGCCGTACCGCCAGCAACAATCCCCGTGGCGGGGTTGATTACCTGGAAGCTCACCAGCGCGGCACCGGATTGGAGCGTAGGCACCGATCACACCTCCTGTTGACCATTTTTTGTCGATGGAATAAGGCCGGCCGATTGTGGCCGGCCCATCCCATGGGTGAGGAGGAAAACTTAGAGAGAAGCCGCCCGGCGCAGTCCCTCGGCCCACTTGTTGGCCTTGCCGGCGATGCTGGCCTGGAAGTCGCTGGCCGAGACGGCACCGACACCCTGCTGCCAGTCGGCGCACATGCGGTTCGGCCGCACGCCGAGAAACTGGGTCATTCCGCCGCAGTAGTCACCGTGCGACACGGCGGCCTTCCACTTCTCGCCGGCGTTGGCAGTGTTGCGGGCCCACTTGTTCATCGCGGTATCGAGAGTAGGCACGACAAATACCTCCTTTTCGGTTTGTACCGATGATACAGCACAGAAACCGGAACTCAACGCTATCTGCTGGCCAGACCCCGCTCCACCAGGGCGTCCGCCAGGGCCTGCCGCTCTTCCGGCGTGGCGAACAGGGTCATCTCCATCACCACGTCGTCGGCGCTCATGTTGGGGTCAGTCAGGTATTTCTCCTTGAGCGTGCAGTATTTCGCGTCGAACTTCTCACAACCGATATTCAGCACGTCAAGGCAGATAGGGCATTCTTCACCCGATTTCACACCACCACCTCCCGCAGGAATATCCGCCGTTTGCCCACCGACAGGCCGACTCCGCTATTGTGCACCCAGTCGTCGGCACCGTCCGTCACGGCCCATATCAGCACGTGATCCCTGGTTCCACGGCGGTGTGTTGCTTCGAGGTAGCATGAGTTGCAACGGTACCTCCGCTGGCTGATCCGGTTCATTATCCTGCCGCACAAAGGGCAGGGAGGAACGGGCTTGCGGATATAATTCCACAAATGTCTACCACCTCGACCAGAATGATATCGCACCGATCAGGCCGACCAGGCCCAGACCAGCCAAAAGTCCGACCACGATTGCCAGCACCAAATGCCAGTCGGCTGTCCATTCCATATGGCCTTTCGTCTGCGCCGCTATTAACCAGGTGGCACCGGACGGCGGGGAGAGGAAGGACACCGGAGCAGATCCCGGCAATATCTCCAGCGGCTGTATGGACAAAACACCACCGGCGGGCGTCACGGCGGCTACGGCCACCACCAATATATCAGTGCCGGTGTTGGACAGAGAGAATCCGCATTGAACAGTCACGGCGTCTTGGCCGACCGGCGTCACCGTGCATCCCTGGGGGTTTATCACCAGACCGGGTGTCATTGCAGATCACCGTGCCTTATCCGGTCTTGCTTGAATCCAGACCATGCCTCATTAGCCTGTTTGGTCAGATCGTCCAGCCTTGTAGTGTCAATGGAGGATAACACCCGGTCATTCACGGCCTGGGCAACCTCACGGGCTTGGCGGTACACCTCCTTGACAGCATCGGGGAATTCGATTTTGTTCCCCACCGCCTGGCGCACCCTGCGGAGCTTGTTGGCCGTGTCCGTATCAAAAGCCGTGATGTCGAGCCGTTCCGCCGCCGCCAGCATCTCCTCGGATCGCTTGAGCCGTTCGGCAACTTCGGGATGATCAACACCGTCCCCGGAATTGACAAATCGAATCGACTCGCCTAGAAGGCTTTTGGCTTTGTTCACCTCGACCGCCTGATGATCATTGCCGAGGATTTCCCGGAATAACTCTTCCACCTGTCGTTTTCGTGGTTCGATCACCCGCCGCTGATGTTCCGGCAGCTTACTGATACGCTCATCCGTCCAGTCCCAGGACAGGAGGGCGGCCGACTCGTCGGCGGCCAGGTTGAGCCATTTCCGGCAGTCGGCGCCGCATGTCCCGTCCTTTGCGGCGTCCCTGGCCCGCTCCAGCGCCGCTTTCGTGGCGGCCAGATGGGCCGAGGCGCAGGAAAAGCAATCCGTGTTGATGTCGGTGTTTCCCTCCTCCATCATATACCGTGACCGGACGGACGAGGAAGACGATGCCTGATTGATCACGTTGACCGTCACGTTTGAGCCGCCGGACAGCTTGGCTGCGTGATCCTTGTACAGGGCGATCAGCCGGTCGTGCAGGTCGTTTTCCGGCGGCGTCTTCGCGGCGTACTTCTCGGCGGCGACATCCAGGGCGGTCGCGGCCAGGGCGGTCACCACCGTCACGCCGCCGAGCCATTTTGGCCTGTCCGGGAACATGGAGTACAGGCCCTGCACTATGGAGTTGTGGACAGTGGAGTAACCGCCCATGTCGTTATCCCCCGCTACTTGGTGAACGTATCAGGTGTAGTGGACACCGTTGTCAGATTACCGCTGTTCGCCAGATTACTGTTGGCGGTCGTGCCGGTAGTCGTGGTCGTTGGTTCAGGACCGATAGTCGTGGTCGTTGTGGTCGTTGTCTTCGGCTCTGGCACCTGGATACCGAAGTTGTTGATCTTGCTGACGATATCCGCCACGAACTTCAGTGCCGCAGCGGTGGCCGACGAGTAGAACACCGGCAACATCGACGATTGGAGCAGGGCCAAAAAAGCCAATCCCAACAAGCCCGTGACGTACGGCAAAACAGATGTCTCCAGGAAATGGCCCACCTGGTTCCACTTCCACGTTCCCTTGACTATCGCCAGCACCATCCCCAGAACGGTATCGAGACAGATCAGTCCGACCAGGGTTAGGAACGTGGTGACCATCATCGACGGGACGTGGATCGCTGACAGATTGAGCAGCACCATGATCACCTCCTTTCGATCAATCGTGCCGGCGGGCATTTCTCGCTGACAAGGGAGCCGTCCTCGCCGCGAGCGGCTCTCGTCAGCCAATCGGATGCCCACCGGACGTTCTCATAGGTAACCGGGTCAAGATCACGTTTCGCCCGTTCCCATGCGACTTCAGCCCGGCCAGGCGGTATGACGGTTCCGTCGTATGTCTCGACCGGCAGGCCGAGTCGGACCATCGTCGCCAGGGACGCGAGCTCCGCTTCCTGCTCCTCGACCTGATGGGCAACGCTCGTGTACATCTGTCCCCTGAACGACGGCATGCAGTCCGGGTTGTGCAGTAGGGCATGCGTACCTTCGTGCAGCAGCGTCTGCGTCGCGTACGGGTTGCATTCCTTCGCCAGCAAGCTGACGGACGGGCTGAGCAGTATCCGGTCACCGTCTTCGTCCGTGTAGAACGCCTCGGTATTTGGCGGCATGGAGCGGTTCTCGACCACGGCCACCCCGCGTTCCTGGAGCGCCTTTTTAACCCGGTCGTACACCGTGCAGGCATTCAGCGGTTCGGTTACCTCGGATACATCCTCCTGCGTCGGCGCGATGTAGGTCAGGTAGTCAGGGTTGATCCTGGTATCGGTGTCGTGTTCCTCGATCAACCGGGCGAAACCATATGATGGTGTCCGCCTATTCTGCCACCACTCCCAGCCGAGCAGCGCAAGCCCGCCGGCAAAGAGTATCCCACCGAGCCACAAAAATCCCTGCGACACCGGCGGGGGCGCAAAAGCCGGCGGGGGAGGAGAGGACACGGAAAGCGCCCACGATGGCGGTGGTGGTAATGATTCATAGTTTTGTTGTATTCTCTGCATGTATCCCGGACTGCCACCGGACCACTGGGAAAATTCAGCCTCGGCGGCGGACGAGAAGAACGTGTTCGGGTCGCTGTTCTGTAATCCGGCCAGGATGTGCGGATACAACCCGTTGGCAATAGTTTGGGCACATGCCGCCGATCCGTCGGCCAAGGTGTCGTAACACGGTTCCGATGACTGACCAACACCAGGGATATAGCAATAGCCGTCAGCACCGGCTGTCTTGAGACTGGTTGCCAGAGGATTGTTGGTCACTGCCAGTTCGTCCGGCGTATATTCGTTCGGCATCCAGGCCACCAGCATGTTGACGTTTTGTGGTGTCGGGGTTATTCCCAGCGATGACAGAATGTAATCAGCAGCTTGATAGTATATGTCGTTCGCCACATGGTTCACCCCCCGATGTGGATCTCCGACTTAGGCGCACCGGCCTTGGCGATCTCGATTTCGGACCCGACGATCACCAGACCGACAACCGCGACGCCGGCGAAGAAGAAGAACCCTATCTTCTCCCACAGCGGCAGGTTCGCCCACCAGCCGGAGATACCACCCTTAGCCACGGACGCCGAATTGACACCCACGGACCACGACTGCCCGGTGAAGCTCTGCAACAGCCCATACAGCCACACGGCGACCGCTATGGCGAGGGCTATCCAGAGAATCCAGATCTGACCCTTCAGGTACTGCACGGTCAAGGTGTCGTTCCCGCCGTATGCTATCTGGCTGGCACCGGGCCACGCCTGCATGCTCTCGCCGTTGACGGTGAACTGCCCCTGCTGCCAGTAATTGTTGATCTGGTCGGCAACCGTTTGGGAATAATCGGTGCCGAAGATGGTCCAGCCGGAGATGTCGAGCTCGATCTGCGCTCCTTCCGGCTGGCCGGCCTCGGCCTGGTACGCGGCGGGGTTGATGAACTGCTCCAGTTCGGACGCCGACACCTGGCCGATGCTGACGTTCAGCGCGAGCTCGGCCAGTTGCGCCCAGTTGGTATTGACCAGCGGACCATCACCGCCACCATTGGAATCACCTTGAGCCAGAATCGTCAGGGACACGTCATTCACCTCCAGCGGCCAGGGCTACCAAGCCGACGATCAGACCGACTCCGACCAGACCACCGCCGATGACAAGGGGCCAATTAGGACCGGTCGTCTGTGCTGGCGGTACGACCCCGGCCGTGGGTAACTGGCAGACACCATTCACCCACACCCCGCCGTTAAGGATACATTGGTATTCCGCCGGTGTCAGGCACTGGTTGTCATACCAGACGTTGCCCTCGGACTGGCATTGTTGCTGCAGGGTCTGCACCGTGCCACCACCAGTGCCGGTACCGCCCTGGGACGATGACATGACCGATAAGATAAACTGCGCAAATTGATTCGGATCAACCGCACCGTTTGACCCGGCGGCACCGTAAAAGTAAATTCCCGATCCACCGGTAGACCGAACCGCCACCATAGGGTAGGCGTTGTCGTTGCGGTTGAATATCAATGATGTGCATGCAGCCATTGCCCCATCTTTGCCCACTATAAGACCGTATGGATTGCTGATGTCGTATTTACTCAGCCATCCGCGATCATATGGGTAGCTTGGCATGCAGCCAGCTTGGGAGGTGTCAAAGCCATCGCAGTAGTATTGGTCGGCTCCCATGGCCGAAAGGAAACTGCCGAACAGCCCCGCCTCGCCCTGTGCCGGATAGGTGGATACGATTACCGGGTAGTACATCGGCCAGCCGCAGTAATCTACATACACTCCGCCACCTTGGATAAATGACAGCACGGCCTGCATGGAGGGATATTCCACCGAAAAGGTCTCAGCCGCTTGGTTGATGGCTGCATTGGTGCCGGACAAGGCGGCGGCCAGGGTCTGTAATTCGCCGATGGTCGGCGCGTAGGCGGTACCCCAGCCGGACGGGACGGTCAGCAAACGGGCCACGTGATCACCTTCTCAAAAGTGCAGGTGAGGACTGATTAATGAACCAATCATCCCGAGCACGATCAACCAGCCGACATAGTATAACTTGTCGAGCTTTGCCTCAAATCTGTCCATCCGGCGTTCCATATTCTCACGTGCTTCCTCAAGGGTACATATCCGTCCTTCGTGATTGAGTATTATAGCAGGTATAGATTTTTCTTCGTTGAAATCTGGCACGAATAGCACCCCCTGTTCTAAACGCTGAACGGTATAACAGTAGATGGTCCTATCGGTCCACATCCTATCTCATTACATGCCTGAACGGCAAGCAGGATATTGTATCCGCTCTGTATGCCGCCAGGGAACAGGCTGTCAAGCAGCGATTGCGGTATCTGTGCTTGCGTACCGCTGGTAACCACCAGATTGTACCCATTGGGCGGATTGTACGTCATGTCCTTCAGCACGTAGGTATCCGCCCCCGAAACCGGACTCCATGCCACGACAAAGTTGGACGGCGAGGTGTTGATAGCATGAACCGGACCGGCCTGACCGGGAGCCGATGTCGGAGCACCGGTTGGCGTAGTGCCGTAAGATCCGGGCTGCGCGTTGTTTATCGTTAATACCGGACTGTTCTGGCTGCATCCCGCCGCATTACACGCCTGCGCCCATATCTGCACCTGCTGATACGCTGCAAATGGCGGCAGATTGAAGCGCCAGTACCCCGGCGTGTATCCGATCTGGTTCGGTATGGCCGATACGGGGATATCGACCGGAGACTGTTGCTGGCCGCCGATGGACGCGAACCCTTTGTAGTCGGTCACGTTGTATGCGGGATCAACCTGCGGCACCCAAACGGCACAGTTTACTAAATTCCCATAGTATGCGGGGTTGCTCGGCATGAGCCAGTTGATGACAGCGTACGGTTCACCCGGGGCCGCTGGAACGCCTCCGACGAACGGAGGCGAAGCCGCTATGCACTGGCCGTTCACCCACTGTCCGCCGGCGAGTTGGCACTGCTGCTGCGGCGAGAGGGATGGCACCTGTACCGTGGTGGTTACCGGATTTGAGCACCCCATACCACAAACCTCCTACTGTGCCACTGACTGCACGATATTGCTCCAAGCCACCAGGTTGCCGCTGTCATCGTACGCACGCACCTGCCAATGCTCAATGCCCCCGGATATCAGGCCGCAAACCTGTACGCTGTTCCCCTGTACATAATCGGCCAGCACCCCGAGGATGTTACCGGAACTGTCCACGTGTTGGATCGTGACCTCGGCGGCGTTTGATGGAACACCAGAGAAACAGCAGCCGATGCAGCCCGAGGGTTGCCCGGAACTGCAATCCCAGGCAGATATGCTCTGACTTGGCGCGGAGCTTGCCGCCTGCGTATACATGGTCACAATGGGACTCCATGGTCCTTGCCCGGCACTGTTAACACCGGCAACTTGGGCCTGCACCATTGATCCTGGCGGTAGTCCTGTCAGATGAGCAATGCCGGTATACCCGACATTTGCGCCCGGACCGTTCAGGCCGCCACCGAATCCCCAGTTGTCCCGCACGAGGTAGTAATCCACGTTAGAGTCGATATTCCAGCATAGATCAACCTCGGTCGATAGATTGGATGATTCGTAACTGGAACAGTCGAAAGCGGACGGTGCGCCGGGAACCTGTATGTTTTGCTGACATTCCGTACCAGTAGCGGTATACCCCGACGGACACGGCATAACAAAGGGCGTGTACGGGCCAACCGTGCTGCCAGCCGAGTTATTGGCGCGGACGGCAATGTGCACCGTGGCCCCGGCGTACAGCCCGGTTATGGTGTACTCGTTGGTCGAGGGCGACAGACCGCTGGCGAACACCTGTCCGCTTATCGGATCAATGATGTCCTGACTTGTAGCGCCGCTACCAGGAGTCCATAAAATCGTTATCTGGGCATTGTAGCCGGTTCCGCTGGCCGATTCCGCTATCTCTTGCGGGGCGGAGGGCGATCCCGGTTTCTGGACGGGCGGAGTGACCGTTACACACTGACTGCCGTTCCACTGGGTGCCGGACGGACAAACGCACTGCCCGTTGACCAATACGCGCCCGCCGGTGCATTGTTGCTGTGGCGGCGTGTATGCCGGTACTTGCTTAGTAACCGTTACTGGATTCGAGCAAGTCATATCCATCACTCCTAACTGCAAGCCGCAATGGAAATCTGGATACTGCTACCCGGCGCGGCCGAGATCTGCACCGAAGTGCCGTTGACCGTCTCCGGGCTCCCGCCGTTGAGTGATACCTGGTAGCTGGTCGCGCCACTCACCGCGCCCCAGGACAGCGTACCTGTCACAGATTGAGCACTCGTCGGCGTCTGCCAGGAAATATTAATCGTTGATGGATCGACTTGGCCGGGAGCAGATGGAGACGGCGATGGCGATGGGGACGGCGTGGACGACACGCACTGGCCGTACGAGTCGAGCGTGTACCCCGACGGGCAGGTGCAGGTACCTGTGGACGCATTCCACGTGCCGCCGGAGTCCTGACAATTTAACTGGGCCTGGTTAACGCTTGGCGTACAGCCTTTGAACAGCCCCTGCCATGTGCCGCCGGACTTTTCGCATTTACTCTTCTCGTACTCGTCATATGCGCCTATGCCGAGCCCCACCGCCGCAAGCCCGGCAAGTATACCGATAGCGACCTTCTGTCCCGTGTCCATACCGATACCTCCTTCATCACGCTTATCATACGGGCGTCTGGGCGGAACTCGTATCCGCCGTTTGTTCCGCCCAGACCACATCGAACACGTACCCGCACCGCCGGCAGCGAACCATCACCTGGCCGCTCATCAGCGGGTATTCCTCCCTTTCCTGACACCAGCATTGTGGACACATGGTCAGGGTCACGGCCGGCACCACCTCAAGCCGGAACGAGCCCGGCGATCCTGCCCCTCACCGTCTGGATCAGCTTCACCGCCTGATCGAGATTGGCCTGGATGTCTGCCGTCACGGCCCGATCCTCCGCCCGCTGCCAGGCAATGTCGTCCACCATGCCAACTGGTAACCCACCAAGATTATCCTGGCACACCTCATCGCGGTCAATGGAGATTCCGGCCACCGTGCCGGGAACAAGGCTTTGAACCATGCAGTATCCCCGATTCGGCACATCTGGCACATCGCCGGCGGACTTCCAGTACCGAGTGACGGACAGGTTCCACAACTGCTCGCCGGTTAGGCCACAATTGACACCAACATACTGTCCGGGTAGGTAGGCGGGCCTGCGCACCTGATCGTACCACGCCTCCAGGTAGTCGATGATGTTTTGACTGACGTACGGCTGCTGGACACCCTCAAGGTCGTTCCAGACCGACACCCCGGCGATCAAGCCAGCGTTCAGCGCATGGGTCACGGCGTTCGCGCCGTCGGACATGCCTAGGGCTTTCACTGGCCGCCAACCGGGGAACCGCACGTGTTGCACGGCCATGAGCGCGAGTCCCGCCTGGGTGATGGTGACCATCTCGTCGTGGTCAAGATCATTGGGGGCGCATTCCGGGCCGATGGACAGGTAGCGCACGGCGAACCGGTAACCGTATGACCGGAGCGCACCGCACACGTCTGCGGTCAGCTTGGTGTCGGTGTCAAACCCGACCCAACCGGGTTGTATCGTCTTTGGGATCAGCACGTCAATCCCTCCTCCACGGGTCAAGAATGATGTCCGCAACCCAAGTGAGGCGCAGTTTGTGGCCTTGTCTCCGCCTCAGTTTGCGTTTCCCGATTGCGGCACCACGTAGGCGTAGAACGATAGCGTCCGCGCCTGCAGATCCAGTTGCAGGGTTAGCTGGTTTTCCACGCTGAACCGCAGACCAAACAGGTTTATACCGAATGACGTACTTTCGTCCACAACCGCCGGGGTGGTAAACTCGTTGTCACCCAGCTTGAAGGTCGCGGTCGTGTTGTAGGCGTTTTGCGCACCGCCGACACCAGAAATCTCGATTGGCCCTTGGTTGGGCAGGCCAAGGCTCTGCGCAACGCCGGCGGTAAGGAGCATCTCAAAAGCCCCGGTGTCGCAGAGGAACAGGACGTTCTCGAACGTGCCACCGCTGTTTTTTACCGGCAACCCGAAATAGAAGGCATCACCCACCACCTGGCCGCTGATTGTACCTAGTAGTTTGTGGTTGTCCTGGTTATGTGCCTGGTTACGTTCAGCTATCTTGGCGTTGATCGCGTCTTCCATCTTGCCCCAGGTGATCGGCCCAACGATGCCGTCAACCGTGATCCCCTGCTTGGCTTGGAAGTCCTTGACCGCCGCTTCGGTCAGCGGGCCGAAGATACCGTCCACGGTAACCGGGTACCCCACTAGGCAGAGATCCTCCTGGAGCATTTTAACGAGCCAGCCGATGGAGCCTTTTTGGAGATCCATGATTTCCACCCCTTTACAATTTGACGGTCCCTCTTATAGGGAGATATAATTAGTCAACTAATTCCAAGGGGGCTACCCTATGAGTGAAACATTCAAACCCGCCATCTCTGCCATCATTCCCATCTACAACGGCCGCCGGTTCCTGCGAGAGGCGGTCGAGAGCGTCATCGCCCAAACCCTCCCGCCCGTTGAATTGATCCTCGTTGACGATGGCTCCACCGATGATTCCCTGTCCGTCCTGGATGGTCTGGAATTTCCCTTTCCTGTGGTCAAAATTCGCCAGGAGAACGCCGGTCAGTCAGCAGCCAGGAACCGGGGTATGCGTGAAACCAAATCTACATACGTTGCATTTCTTGACCAGGATGATATTTGGTGTTCTCGCCACCTTGAATGGCTGGTTCGCGCCCTTGGTCAAAAACCGGGTGCCAGTATGGTTTACGGTGACATTGACGAAGTTGACGCCAACGGCAAAATCATTATTTCACGGCTACATAAAAATGTTCCCGGTACACCGAATCCCAAGAAAAATCTCCCTTCTTGTCTTGGTTATGATCTACTGATCTTTCCTTCCGCTGCTATGATTGACCGCGATTTTGCCTTATTTCAAGGCGGTTTTCCTGAGCAACTTTGTGGATATGAGGATGATTATCTATTCACTCGTCTAATTTGGATGCGTGGATGCGCCTACGTTGACCGTTCAATTACTGCTTGGCGACACCATGACAGCAATGCTTCTTTTACCCGTGAACGTGCCCACAAAAGTATGATTAAATTTGCCGATCTTTGCTTCACCTTTTGGGGAGACAATCATGGCGCTAAATACTATTGGGGCCGTGAGTTGCTTGCTCCCCGTTTTGCCCGTACAAGTCGTGCCCGCCATGATGCTGCTATGTCAGATGGTTCGTATGAAGAGGCTGAATGCTACGCTAAAGATGCCGAGTTGTTCAATAAATTAGCAAAGCATGGCGCGAGTCGAAATGAATGGCTTGCGGTTAAATCATCATTCAACCTCTAAGTCAATGTTATACGTTCCCGCCGGCACCGCCGCCACCGCATATACCCTAATGTGTATCTGATTTGCCGATGTATTCCCATCCGTTCCTGCTATTATGCTTTCATCTTCGGCTGTCAAGATAATAAGCGGTACATTCCACCTTGGAAAGGCCCTGACCAGGCTTCCGTATCCCTGCGTAAAAGCATGGTAGGCATAGAAATCCGCCGTCGCTCCTGCCGAGAGCGCCCCTACCGTTATACTAAGATGCGCCCTAAAACAATTAAGCAATGCACCGCCGTTAAAACTGGCTTGACTTCCGCTTGCTGTAGCCATAGCAATAGGTGTTGTGTTTATTGCAGGTGTTTCGATAAAATTAGGACTTAATATCTTATTACCTACTCCGACTACGATGAAGGTAGTTGCTGTTACGGCAGTATTTAGTGCCAACTTAAATTGGTTATTATTGGAACCGTTCAGGTTTACGTAATAACCTTTGAATCCTCCAAAGAATCCTTCACAATTAAATGTACATCCCTGGACGCCATTGCTATTTGTAGTCGAAATGCCGGTACTACTAGCGATGTTACCGCCATCTACTACGGGGATATGAAATACATTGGTATTCCATGATGGAGTAATGCCACTTGGAGCATCAAATAGAATACTGTGTAGGTTGATATCAAGTAAATTGATTCTAAATATATGCCCCTGAATAGCATCAGATGAATTGGTAGCCTTGATATGGATTGCGGCATACGTGCTACTTGTTATCCATATACCCGACCAGTTATCATCAAGGGAGTTACCAGCAGAACTGGACTCAATAAGCAAACCGTCTTTATTTGCCTTCAGGTGGTCAAACCAGACGTCAGCTACTGAGGCACCAGGCAAGGCATGAATAGCCGCACCGAAAAGATAGTTTTGTATTTTACCAAAACGCAGACGCGAATTCCAATTGCCAGATACTAGCTGAAAGGCATCTCCTGGCGCATTTGTACCGTCAAAAATAGCTCCGGACTCGCATTCCAAGAAGGTGCCAAGTTGTGGTGTAACCGTACCAGACATGTTATAGATGCCCTGTGGGACATGGACCCGTAGGCTTGCCGCGAATGCCGCCTGAATCGCCGCCGTGTCGTTGTGGTTGACTGCCGCCCCGGTGACGGTTGTTGACGCACTTGCCGCAAGGGTCAGAATGGTTGTCCCCGCCCCTGCCGTAATGCTGGTTACCAATAAGTCACCAAGAGCTGATGAAGGTGCGGAAGCAGGTACTCCAATCGGAGGCGTAATAACCGCAAGTCCGGTATCGTTCAACGAAGTCCCAGAGGTAACGCCGATAAATCCCGTTGTCGTCGGACTTGTACCGTTGGTGGAAGTCCTGTACCATGCATAACCCGCCGCATTTGTTACGGCGGTAACGGATAAGGCTACGTAATTCGTTGATGACAATGTGGCATTGGCGTTTGTCACCGAAAAAGCGAACGAAGCAGTGACCCCACCTTTGCCGTCCAATGCGGCCACAGCGTAGCCGATGGTGGTTGATCCGGTTGTCCCTTCCGCCGTGGCGGTTGCCGCTGTCGGTGCCGAAATGGTTGGCATGGGACCGGCGTTGGCGATGGAGATACCCTGTCCGTTCTTGAAGTCAATCGCACTTGCCAGTGTCAAGACGTTCGACCCGGCGGAAATGCTCCCGGTCGTTGACTGTGCCGATCCGCTAGCATTGTAGTCACGAACAACGTCGACAGCCAAGCCCAATTCGTTCTGTGCCACCGCCGACCGCCTTGCCGGGTCAATACTCGATGCCAGAAATCCCTGCAACGGTGGCAAAGCCCCTCCTATGCCCGGCATTACCCGATCACCACCTGAGCCATGAAGTATACCGTAGATGTCTGCGCTGTAGCCACCTGCAATGCGTATGTCTGCCCGGACTGCACCGGGAAGGTAATTGTTTGCGGCGACCCGGCCGGGATGGTCGAGCCATTTTCAATGCCGCCCTGCGACGTGCCGTTGACGGCGAGGTTGACGACCGAGGCCACCGACAGCGTGAACCGCGCTCGCACCAAGCCGTTCGCCGTAGGGGTGAACGAGACTATGTTTCCGTTGGCGGCGATGCTTGCCGCCGAACCTTCTGGCACCGCCGTGAGCACGGTCCCGGCCGTCGGTACGGTTGGAGTCCCGGCGTAGGTCGGCACGTTCTGCCCGCCAACCTGGGCTATGTTCTCCGCCACGTTCGCATTGATCGTGGCCGTGGTGAATATCCACACTGCGTACCCCGCCCCCGGAGCCGCCGACAACGCAGGTACCGTCAGGGATGTCGCCGTGTTTGAGGAGATCACCGCCACCTGCGGCACGCTGCCCGATCCCAAAGCGCCGCCGTCAAGAAGCACGAAGTCACCGGCGAGGTTGGCCGTCCCAAGATTGAGGTCGGCCAGCGGGATTGTGGTCGTGGTCGCGCCACTCCCGATATGCCCGACGAAGGTTGCCCTCCCCCGTCCCAGCGCCGCTATTAGGTCACCTTGCTCAATAGTACCCGGCATCTAGCCCACCTCCACCACTTCGCACTCGCCGGCCAGCGGGCTACCGTTCGGCCCCACGCGCCGCATCACGCCGGCCTGAACATCCATGGCGGTAAGCAGAGCGCACTGCGCGGCGGGGTAAATAGGCGGCGCTCCCGGTCCAAAAGGCGGAGGCATCTTTATGGTCCGCTGATTGCCATTAACCACAACCTGCACGTTGTGGGTGGTACAGACATACGTAGTCACGACCATTCCTCCTCAACTGGCTGAGACCCCGAAGAATTTTCGCACATATTTAAACGCACTCTCTATTATCGGATGGTAAATGGAATTGTAGAAAGCCATGGTCATTATCATCAATTCGGCCTTAAAATATATCGTCACGGGGGCGGTGCTCGGGTTGGATATGGTGAACGCCATACCCGTCTGGGTGGCCACGGTGAACTGATGGAACGCGATCTCAGTGGACGGCCCCAACACAAATCCCTGCTCCCCGATCACATTGTGCCCGTCCACAGTCGCCGCGATGGACATCTGTGCACCGACGCTGTCCGTGGTGATCACCAACGGACCGAACAGCTTGGCCGCGCTCTGCGGCGGCGGAGGGATCGACACCGTGACCGACCCGTTCACTCCCCCGCTGGCTGCCGGGATGGTGAGCGGAAACTGTGTTACCGTGTCCGACACGCTGCCCTGCAGGTCTTCTGTGAGCAGAATAATTTCATCCAGTCGATGCGGGTCCCAGGAAATCACAACAGACGGCACCGTAGGCACGACCGGTTCCTCGATGGTGTTGGTACCGCCCGTGACGTTGACGGTAACGTTCTCCGGCACGATGCCGGTCAGCGCCGTTGTCAGAGCGGATAACTGATCCGATATAGTCACGAGGGTCAGCAGTATGTCCTGCTCCCCTGTGAGGAGTTCGCCACCGGTGCCGAACAGTTTGGCCTTCAGGGACGTGAAGGCTTTTATCTGCTGCTGGGTCAGGGCCATCACGCCACCCCCGCCAGTGCCTTTTCGTACACGCTGTCCGGCACGTCGCCCTTCCCGGCCAGGCCGAAACGCACCCGTAAGATGTTGGAGAGCGTGCAGTGCCATACCCTGGCCCTGATCGGCACGCCGGTCAGGTTGGTCGCACTCTGGGCGTGGAATGTGAGGTACTGCATCGCCGGCACGAATACGTCCCAAGGGGCGTCGTCGGCCTGAACGAAGGCCGCTCCATTCACACCCATGTAGTTACTGTCGTCGTCACGGTCAACCGATACGGTCACGGCCGCCCCGCCCTCGATGGCCAGTTCGCGTAACACCAAGAACTCGTCCGAACTCTGCGTTTGGATCGTCAGGAACGACTGGTCGGTACTCGACGAGTCGACGTGGAGCAACCGCACGTCCTCATAAATGATCCTGTTCCGGTAGGTGCGATCCATCTGCGCCTCCCATGGTATCGGGGCCGTTCCCTTGGCCACCAGGGGAGCCACCCCGACGTCGGCCGCGATAGCATGTTCGTCGGGAGTGAGTTGTATTCCGCGCAGAATCTTTTCGGCTATGGACAGCTTGCGCATCTCGGCTTGGAAGGTGAGTTGGAAGTTCGCAACCGGCGCTCCGGAATTCACCGCCTGCATGGCGATGTTCCTGACGGCCGGAATGAACAGCCGGTCAGTCCGCACGCCAGCGATGGCAGCGTCGGTGAATCCCTGAAATGCGGACGCATGGATCGACTGGCCGTCGAAGGAGAAGTCGAGCGCCACCTGGGCGGACTGACTCACGGCCAGGCGCGACAGCACCGCCATCCAGCTTGGCGTTGTGGTTTTGTTTATTCTCTGGATGTTGAACACGGGGTTGACCCCGGACGCGATGGTTTCGGGGCCGTAGGTGTAGATCAGGCGTTCGTACCAATACTTGGCCGTCTGCGCCTGCGTCTGGTTGAATACCGTGATGTTCGCCATGGTAAATCACCTTACCCTTTCGGCGTTTTGCAGGAGTTCGCCGGTGAGAAATATGTACGGAGGGGCGGCCCGCCGCCCCAACCTTATGCCGACGGCTCTATCGTGCCGACCGGCCGATACATGACCATGAGCACCCCGTTAGCGGTGAGCGCGGCGCTGAACGTCAGCGTGTTGCTGGGCGATTCAGGAGTGCCGGTGAACTGCACTTGGCCGGTGGACGGCGCGCTGCTGGTCACGGTGTAGGTGGTGGCAGCGATGGATGTTGCGCCCCCGGCCAGCCCGATCACCGTCAGGACTTCAGCGGCCGGCTCGGGCAGGTTCTGCGTGGCGGTCGCCTGGGTGTTGATGAAACACGTCCTGTATCCGATCATTATCCGCTACCCCCTTCACACAGCCTTTTCGCAGTACACGCCGTCAATGGCGACCTCGCTTGCGTTCGCGGCGATGGCCGTCCCCGCGGCCTGGATGAACGGCACGGCCTGCTCGCCGTAGACCAGCAGTTCGCCGGGGTACCGCGGCACGGGCAGCATCTGCCCGTTGCTGGCCCCCTGCGGGGCCTGGTCGCCCCAGTTGAACCGGTTGACGTCGGGCGTGCAGTCGAACCCCGTGTTGTTCGGGACCAGATTACCGCCGATGGACCACCCGAGGTAGGCTTGGTTGGTTCCCGCCCGGCAGCCGAACCCCTTCAGGTCGAAAGCCTCGCCCTCGTTGGTGAACGTGTCGAACCCCAGGTCGCTGTACTGGTCGACCACGTTGGCCTGGTTGCCGTTCAACTGATTGTTCTGGGTGAGCACGAACGGCTTCTGCGTCCCGGTGGCCGCCGCGTTAAAGGCGAACCGACCAAGGCGGTTGACGACGGGTCCGCTCTGCTTGGTGCCGCCGGGGAGGGTGTTCCACGACTGGAAGCTCACCTGCCCCTGGTGGGTGAACGAGAGCGGCTGCTTGTTGTCGACGACGCGCTCTATGGTCTGCTTGAAGACGACCGGGTTCCAGCCGGCCGCTATCTGCGCGACCATTTCCTCGGTCAGGAGCTCGCCGGTGACGATGATTCGCGCCGGCACTTCGGGGTTCGTGAAGCCCGCGTTGGACACCACGGTCACCTGCAGTTGCGTCTGCACCTTGTACCCCGTGATCTCCAGCGGCTGGTTCTTGGTGGGCTTGCCGGTCAGCGCGGCGCCCAGGACCGCCCTGGTGGACTTGCCCAGTCGGAAGCCGCCGACGTACTTGCCGTCGCGGTCCACCGGCCCGCCCTTAGTGTGCCACGGCCACGGAGCCATGTTGGACAGGTAGCTGCCGTCGAGTTGCAGATACTTCTGCATCGACTGCTTGTCCACCACGAACCAGAACCTGAAGTCCGGGTAGACGCCCGGCGACGTTACGGGCGACAGGCAGTACACGTGCAGGCAGTCGGCCCGCTGGGTGTTTGACAGCGCGGTGGATTGCATGGTTGCAGTTGGTGTGATTTCGATAGTGCTGCCGTTGACCGTGATTGATCCACTGGTCGGACTGGTGATGGGCACCCCGGCCGCCAGGGCGGGCACGGTGACGTCGAGCAGTGTGATCTCGCTGATGTAGTTGCTGATGTCGGCCACTCTTAATTCATCTCCTTTGTTTTAGCTCCCGGCTAAAGGAGTCAGCAGCCTCAGTACTCCACCTCGAACGCCGGCCGGCGAAGCGGAGACGGAGTCGGCTGGATCACGCGGGGCGGGAGCACCGCCGCGCCCACTCCCCTGCCACGGACGAAGCTGGCGGTGCTGGTAGTACTCGTCCGATTCATCGTCAACGGTCCCGGAGCTACCCCGCCGATGGTCGTGGTGTTGGCGGCGATGGCCATGCCGGTGCCGTACAGGCCGCCGTAGCCGAGTCCTTCCAGGGTCGCGCTGACATACGGCCGCCGGAACATGTTGCGGGTACCGAGACCGCCGATGCCCACGATGGCACGGGTCACGGTCGGCCACATCGAGCCGGGCTTCTTTTTGACCCACGAACCGTCAAGGTAACCGCCGAAGGTGCCGATCAACGCTGATACCAAGGTAGGGCCGAAGCTGTCCTCATTGCTGCCATACATAAGGCTGACTGACCTCCTTTTCGGTTTTAGCCATGGTAGCATCCGGCAACCGGAACTCAATCCTACCCGCCGACGGTCGGCGTTTGGCCCGGTGCCTGACCGGTAAGGTCCAGGAAAAAGTAGAACGCGCTCGACGCGAACGCCGCGCCGGACGCCTCCTGCATCCAAGTGCCTATCGGACTGGTCAGGACGCCGATCCCGCCGAACAAGCCGGCAACAATCGCGCCGATCCATTTTCGATCAGGAGGCAGGATGGTGATGAGCAGCGCCGTGGTACCAGCACCCAGTGCCGCCCCGCCGAGACCTTCCATAAGTGCTTTCGGGTTCGTCGGCAAGGACAAACCGGTCTGCTGCCGGACGGCGTAGGCCGGCGGGGCTATGGGCACCGATACCGTCTGCGCTCGTGCACCTTGTGCTTTGGCTTGTGCCTTTGTCGCCATCGTGTTCCCCCCTACAGCGCAGGGTTAATGCCGTTCGCCTGGGCCTGGTCGCACACGCTCTGGCTCAGCTTGCCCATCGCCACCAACTGGGTGCAGGTGTACCCGCTGGATGGTCCTGCTCCGGGGAACTTGGCCCGGATCTCGTTCGCCTCGTTGTTGAGCTGCTGGCGATAAGCCGTGTTAGTCGGGCTCTGCGCCGCTGAAGTCCACCACATCACATCCAAGTTGATCAAGGTCTGCTGCGCTTCCTGAAAATTCGTCGGAAACGGCAACGGATAAGGCGTCGTCCCTCCCTCGTGCTTGTAAAGGTAATAACCGAGGAACCCCAAGCCCACCAGCCCTATACCCGCTCCCAGTACTATCAGGCCGGTCCGCTCTCCCGGTGTCATGCTGTTCCACGCCTCCCTCCAACTGGGTGATCAACCGCTTGACCACGCGGTCCATGTTCGCATGATACCAGGGCTGCGCGGAACTCAGGTTGACCAGGCACGGGAACCGCATCAACTGACGGTTTCGCATCTCCGGGTCGGTGTACAGCCCCCAGGCCAGGAGCAGACAGTGATCCCAGTACCGCTGTCCGAACATTCTCGGGTCGGCCAGCATGCGGCGGATCTCCTCGTACAAGACCGCTTTGTGCGGACCACCACGTAGAACGTTTTTCAGGTAAATAAGGAGAGGATAGCGTGCCACCTTGAAGACCATGGTGGGCAGTGTTAATACCATCGGCAGCATGGCCGCCACATCAACGTTGCGGACCAGGTAGTCGGCCAGCTCGTCGGCGGACAACGCGTTGAACCAGTCCGCTATGTTCTGCGCGGCCAGCGTTGCGGCTATCTTGTCCCAGCGTTTTAGGCCAGGTCCTTGCACTGGTCCTTGTGCTATAGGCATCATACTGGGCGTCATGCCAGGCATTATGCCAGCCCCTCCCCTGCCGGTTCACCGGGTCCCCATGGCGACATGCCTTCCACTGGTGATCCCTGCGCTTGCCCGGCCTGCTGCTGCCCGCCCTGGCCGCCACCGAAGAGGAAATCCGGCGTCATGCTCTGGTTGCCGGTAAACCCGCTGAATATGCTGCCGAGTGCCTCCCCCCACCGCTTTGGCGCTTCATGCTTCGCCTGCCATTCCCTGGCGTGTTTGCGCTCCTCCGAACGAAGCTTCGCTTCTTCAAGATCAAGAGTGCGGAGCTTGATCTTTTCCTCAAGCGAGTTACCACCAAACAGGTTAAACGTTCCCCCTATCCTGTCGAGTTTTTCTTTTAGCTCGGCTAACTGGTCTATCGGGTCTTTTTTCGCCTGTCCTATCGCTTGATTCACTATCGTCGGCAACACCTGACTGTATATCTGGTCCGTCACCGGGTCCGGCCCCATGCGCTTTTCCAAGTCCTTCACCTTCTCCTCGTGGTGCTTGTTCATCAGGTTCACCATGTCCGTAAACCTGAGATTCACCTGCTCCAGAATCTGCGCGAACGTCTGCTGCTGCTGAGCCATCAGCTGTGCCAAAAACTGCGTCCCTTGTTGCGGCTGTTGCTGCTGTTGCATCAACATCATAAGTACCAGCAACGTCAGTGTGTTGTCCGTGTTCCCATTCTCCTTCTTTGACAATAGGGTGTTCATCAGTGTCAGAAGAAAGTTGTTTGTCCCCTGCATCGCCTCGCTTACGCCCCCGAGAAGACTGCCGATACCGCTCAAGTCCAAAGAGTCTTTCGTCTTCCCAGAACCACCGGCCAGAACCTTCTCCAGAACGGTCGCCGTCGTTTCCGCCTGCATTCTGTCCTTCGCCGCGTTGAACAGCTCCTTTGTAGCGGATTTTACGTCCATGTCGTTCAGTAAATTTGGTTCCACCTGTCCGCCCACGCTCGGAATCATCGGTTTCATCAGTGCTATTTCCTCCTTTGGTGTTGTTCGGTTCAATTTGCGGTATTAGCGCGACATGCGCTAACTGAGGCCATCTCGGATATGTCGGATTGTCTTTGTCCGGTCCTGGGTCAGCGTCGATCCATGCGCGAAACTTGGGCCATGGCATGCTCCAGGCAGCGTCACACCAGGCCAAGTCATGCATGATCATGTCGGCGATATGTCCGTAGTTCGCTTTTGGCGGGAAATCGTCCACGCCGTCCGACTTGTGGCGTGCATGGAAGGCTATCAGGCCCGGACCGTCCAATTCCAGCACGAAACCGCGTCCTCTGGCTACCAGCAAGCCTTCGTCAGATTTCTTCGCTGTCTTGGCACCCGGTTTGCTGGAACGCCGCTCGAATCCGGCTATGCCGCGCCGACCGAGACCAGAGTTGATGATGTTTCCGTCCTCGTCGAAACTGCCCTCGATCTCGTGTCCTTCGATTCGATGGTGCTGACTGGCACGGCCCCAAGCGACGTTGGGGTTTCCCTCATTTGGGAACTTCTCGCCGCACGTCCCACAGACCCAATATGCGACTTCTCTGAGCTCGTCCACTGTATCACCTCTGTAAATCTGTTTTTCACAGTAACCTTACAATCCGATTGACGGAACTCGGGCCTGGGGACCCTTGCAAAATGTCCGAAAACGCGGTCCCGGAAGCCGCGCCGCTGTAAGGCTGAAAAATAACCGGATTGCCGGGTTTCGTGGCGGAAAATAATCGGGTTGAGTTCCGGCAGGGGGATAGTACAATGGCGGCAGGAGGTGGAGCCATGAAGACGGTGGCGGAAGGCAAGGTCCAACACACGATCAACTGCCCGGAGGAGACGTGGCTGGCACTCACGCTTTTCCGGGAGCGGAACGGCATAGCCGACTACGGCCAGGCCATTCAGGCGCTGACGGATTTTTTCCTTGAATTCAAGGACCAGATCCAGGAGTACCGACAGAAAACTGCGGAAGCAGAACAGACGATGGCCGAAGCCGTGAAACTGGCCGAGCTCGCGGACCGCAAGCTGAATGATCTCACCAGGCGGGAACAGACCCTGCGGTCCTGGGAGCAGGCAGCCGCCGACGAGAGGGGAATTCCCTATCTCCCGGTCGTTGCCGCGAAGTCCCTGTTGGAGGCCGGCCTGGGCGTGCAGGACATTCTGGACCTGCACAAGATGATCCGGGCCGCCGGGATGGACGCAGAAAGCCTATCTGACGCCTTGCGGGAAACGGGCGGATTAATCGGACTGGCGAAACAACTCAGGCAGGAGGTGGACAGCCTAACGGCCCAGCGTGCGGATCTAGCCACGAAGCTGGCCGACAAGCGGACGAAGGCCGCCGACGAAATAGCAGCAGCAAAGTCCCAGGTATTGGTGCTGGAGAAAAAGGCGAAGGAGTATCACGACCTACTTGCCATCACCGACCAACAAATAGCAAAGGTGCGTGAATTCGCTGATCGAATAGAGCAGACATACCGGATGCTGGGACTCGTGCTGCATACGGTGCTCAGGCAGCAGTTCGCGGACACGAAGACGTCCCGCATAGAGCACCTGCCCCTGCACTCCCTGCTGTTCCTGGCAGGCGCGGTTCTGACCGTGGCAGAAGAGATGTACGGAGACCGGGTGTTCGAGATGAGAGTTAGCCGGGAAAACATGGTGCCGATCAGGATTAGATTATCCGAGATCCCGGCATTATTCGCCCCGGCGGAAGCATACCGGGCGCAAAAGGAGCTCATATTCCAGCAAATGGAGTTGTCCGGGGTGTATGCGAATGGAGACGGTGCCGGAGATAGCGCGGTGACGGGCGATGTCTGACATCGTACCGTCCGGCAGACACCCTGACGACATCGAGCGGGTGATCAACCGCTGGCTGATCGCGCCCACGAGCGGGAGCACCAACCAAACCTACCTCGCCGCCCTGCGCCGGATCAACGTTGCCACTTGGCGGATACCGTCACTGACCGCCGACGAGGCCATGCTGGTTATCAAGAAGCTTTACGCCGACGGGTACTCGGACGCCACGGTCGCGCTGACGGTGGCCGCCATGTCCAGCCTGTGGAATAAGTTAATTAAGGAAGGAATAGTGCAGAGCAATCCCTGGACCGGTCAGAAGATACGGACACCCAAGGACAAAACCGCCGAGCGGGTACTGACTCGGCGGGAGCTGGAAGACCTGATAGCCGCCGCAGAGAGTCATAACCACCGGGATGCGGTGTATATCAGGTTTCTATACTACTCCACCTTGCGCGTGGAGGAGAGCGTGTCAGTACGCTGGCGGGAGATCAGGCCGGACGAAACGGGGGAATGGTTCTTCATGACCGTTCGAGGGAAGGGAGATAAGACCCGGACGGTGAAGATACCTCTGCACCTGGTACAGCAAATGGTGCGTCTGTACGGACCCGCCAACATCGAACCGGACGACCTAGTTTGGCCGTTCAAGCGGCAGTGGGGATACAGGATAGTCCGCCGGGCCGGGGAGCTGGCTGGCCTGGGGAAAAACGTATCTCCCCACTGGCTGCGGCATACCGGAGCGACCGACGCCCTGGAAGCCGGGGCCAATATACGGGTGGTGCAGGAGACGCTGGGACATGCCAGTCTGCTCACTACGCAGAAATATACGCATGTTCACCCGGAAGATAGGATTGCGGGTTATCTGCCAAAGATATAAAACTACGACTAAACAGTATTGCCGAAAAATATTAATTTCCTTGCAAGCGTGCAGGGATTTTCTTATATACATTACCCTTTTACTTTATTTTCTTTTCTTTTCCATTCCCTTATCTCCTACCCTATCTATGGAAAAGAAAAGAAAATAAAGAAAAGAAAAGGCATTCCTTTCCCTTCCCCTTTTCCCTCTCCTTCTCCTTTCCCTCTTCCCTTTTCCCTCTTCTTCTATTCTTCTATCCTTTCCCTTCTCCCCTTTTCTTTCTTCCCGCCCTCCTATTTCTTCTTTTCGTTTAACACAAAATTTTCCACATATTTAAGCTTTTCCCACGATACATAACCAACCTTTTGTATCTATATATCAGGAAATGGTAAAAAAGAGAAAAAATAAAAAAAATAAAAAAATGTTCAAATAGCTGAAGGGCTTACGGCTGTAGGGCTAAACCGTTCAACCGTTCTATTCGACCATTCGCCTGTCGATCCTGACCGTTCGCCGATACTGAAACCAGCAAACCCACGTGGCTGTAGGGAAAAATAAAATCTGACAAGGTCTTGACAGGCTGTCGTGACGGTGCTAAGATTATGCCAGATCGAAAAACGACACCGGGCCGGGCAACCGGCGGCTCCTTGAAAACAGAATATAGAGACCGCCAGTACCCGGATACCTGGCCAAGAGCGGCAGTCCCAACGGCCGCGACGAGGGGACAGGAGAACGAAGGAAACCAGCGGTGGCCGGGACCTAATCCCGGCCATACATACGACCTGGCCGCCGGGGTGCGGGGCGGAGAAAGGGGAAGAAAATGAAAAACCAGCTTGCTAGTACACTTATGGACGATGAATTATTTCTTGACCCTCTGGACGTAGCTAAAGTTGCTGATATTTTATGGGACAAAGGATATCGAGTTACCGCGGTAAATCTAAGTCGAAATGCTAGCCGACTAGTTAATATCGTGGCCGGTAACGATGAACGCAAACGGTCAGAAGTTAGACAGGCAATTTGGCAGGTTTACCAAAATAAACTGGCCGCATTGAAAAAGGGGGCTCTGCAATGAAAACAGAAAAAATTCTTCTGAATAATCCCGCTAGGTACAAGGCCGAGAATGCCGGCCGGGCCCTTCGGGGCCCTACGCTCAAGGGAAAAAATGAAAGGAGAATGAACTTGGACAAAGAACAAATCGCCAGAAAAGCATTTTGGGGATTCCCGGGATACGAACCGTTGGTAGGACGGATCTGCTGGGTACTCGGACACGAAGAAGACGGAGTGCGCCGCCCGGCCAAGGGCTTCGGTTTACCCGAGGCCATAGAGGTGGTCCGGCAGACTCCGGACGAGGTAATAGTCAATCTTATAGGCGACAAAGCTTTTTATTAAATCTAACTCTCCGGCTGGCCGTCCGGGTTACCAACCGGCCACTGGTTCCCTACATAAGCCCGGCCGCCGGGGCGAAGGCGGCAGAAAGGGGAAAGAACGATGAAACGTGGCGAGCGCGTTCCTGTCTCTGCGATAGCCCAAAAGCCGCCGGCGCGAATGTATAGTTATATGGACGCCGGCTTACACGATGAACCCGTTGTTATCCCAGCGGGGACGCCTCTGTATCACGTCTCCGCCCAACAAAAACTCACCGCATTCACTCCATGTGAAACGTGCTTTAGCTTGTACCGGCCATTCTTGACAGGCCATGTCTACGTCCTTATCCCGCGCCAGGACATCCCGGCGCGTCAGATGGATGACGTGGAGGTTCGCGTAGACCTGGCTACTGTCGCCAGCATGGTGGATATTTACTACGCTGGCACACGGAAGATGGACTTCCGCCGGGTCTGTGTGGACAGCTTTAACCGCGTTGTCTACGTACCACGTCGCTGCTCTTTCGCCGCGCGGTTCCGCCATCTCGCGGCGGAGATTGAGGCGGCGGAAAGGCAGGAGAATCAGCGTTTCTATAGTCCCGCGTACCGCTGGGTTGCGCGGGAAGAAGCCTAAAGGTACATAGCCCTGCCGCCGGGCAAAAGGCGGCAGAAAGGAAGGATAAAAATGAAAATCTATGAGTTCTGCGGATACCTCAATACCCCGAACCAATGTGCTGGGAAGTGGTTCGACGATTTTGTCCAGCCGTTGGATGGGGCACAACCCACCCCACGAGTGGCCTATTTTGACCGCGCTCGTGGCGTAGACATGAGTGAAAACTTCCAAGTCTACGTCATGAGCGCAGAGCCGTGCCCCAGGGACCGCTGGAAAGGTCCCTGGCCCGAGGGGGCGGATATGATCGTCACCTGCCCCATTCAACGGGTGACATGGGTTCAGAAGGATATTCCTCGCTACAGCATTGTGAGGGGGAATTCGTTCCCCATTCAGGAGGATTTCCTTATGAAAACCTTTTATTTCCCAGTTGTGGAGCTCGTTAAGAGCTTCACAACGCAGGAAGGGGATGTTGTCGTTAGTGCGTGGTAGATTAGCCCCGCACCTCGGCTGGTCGTCCGGGTGAACAACCGGCCACCGAACATAATCCAGCCCGCCCGGGCTAAAGGGCGGGAGAAAGGAATGAATAATATGGAAAACACAATTGTAGTAACTCGGCATCCGGCTTTGGTTGAGCTCCTTCGGGAGCGCGGCCTAATCGGGGATGACGTGCGTGTTATTTCGCACGCCACCCCGCAGGACGTACAGGGGAAACACGTCATTGGGGTACTCCCTTTGTCGCTGGCGGCGCTCGCTGCCAGCGTGACAGAAATTCCTCTTACTCTTTCCCCTGAGCTCCGGGGGAAAGAGTTAGACCTTGAGACCCTGCGGCAGGTGGCCGGCGAGGCCGTTACCTACCAAGTAACGGTCGTCCCGCCGCCAGCACAAGCGGCGGCAAAGGAGGAGGTAACCCTCCTCCTGCGGAAGTCACAGAACGGCCGCTGGGGCCAGGCCCTTGTGGGCCCCCAGGCCGCTGGGACACCAGGCATTGAGTTTTCGTATTCCGGCCATGTGTGGCCGGGGTATACCTACGAGGCCGCAGGTGAAGCGGCCGGGGTGGAGATATATCGGCTGATTCCGGCTCCAGGAAAATTTGTCCTGGCAGCCCGCCAGGACATCACTCCCGTCACCGGTTGTGAGGGGGTCAGGATGGACCTCCAGGGAAATGGCTACATTTCCCTGGTCACCGGCGATCCTGGCACGGCGGTATGGCGGCAATGGAGGACCCGCCGCAGAGGTTCAGTCCTCATGCGGTTAAGCGAGGCCGGCAGGCCCCGCGAAGTCGAGCCGCATGAGGCCGTTGCACTGGGTCTCTAGGCCCCTGTCTCCCGCTCCCTGCCCGCCAGAACGTCCAGCGGGCAAGGAGCGGGCCATAGTACATAGCCTGCGGGCGGGACTAAGCCGCCGGGGCGAAAGGAGAATTTTCATGCGTTTGATCGACCTTAACCGCCTGCAAAGCGCCGTCGAATCCATCTGCGCCTGCACGGCTCCTACCGTGCAGGTAGGGGCCATAGAGGCCCACGCGGCGGGGCTCAACAGCCCCTACGTCAGCCATCAGCTGGTGGACTACCAGCCTGGTCAGGACACGGGCGCCATCCTGGCGGCCTGGAACGGCCGCCATCACCTCCAAATCGGCGGGGAACCGCCTGCGCCACACCCCGTAGACGGATATGTTGGCGAGTGGGTGCGGCTGACCGTGCCCGCTGCCATGGTAGGTTCACTCTTCTCGCTGGCGCGGCGCGTTGGGCTTGCGCCGCTGACGCCGGCAAAAAACCTCATGGATGTGTTCGTGCTTGCCCCCTCCCTGGCCGGCTGGCACTATGGCCGGCCGGTGTTCTGGGCGACAAGTGCCCAAAACGACACCAACGCCCCGGCGGCAATAGAAGGGGAGCCCGTGATCACCCAGGGCGGACTCGAAATTGTCACTCAGCCCGAGGCGTTGCCGGCGGACCTCGCCACTTGGAACTCCTGGCCTACCCACCGGCCGTGGTTTTTCAACCACGTGCCGGTAGATGCCGGCGAAGTGGATGTTCCGGAGGACAACGAGGAGCACGCTACCCCTCTCGGCGTGCTCTACAACGGGTTTCCGCGTGCCGCCCTGTACCTGCGTGGTCCCGTTCGTATCATCGCCCGGGACCATGACCCCATCGAAGTCGGGCAGGGTGCATATATCGCCCTGCACCGCTTCCCGAACGGTGGCAGGGTAGACTAGGCCGGGGCCAAAGCCCCGGCACCTCTACATAGCCGTCCCGCCCGGCTAAGGCGGGAGAAAGGAGAATACAATATGCCCAACAAAACAATCCCTAATAGTAAAATAATTTACGTTCGGATTCCCGAAAAACTCCTAGCCCAGTTGGATGCCCTGGTTGCCCGTCTGGACGCGGAGGCCAAAGCGGCCCAAACGGGCCCGGTGCGGGTATCGGTCAGCCGGCAGGATGTCTTGGCAGCTGCCATAGAACGATATATTCAAGAGAAAGAATTCCAAGAATCATGAAAACTAACCCCGCTTCGGTGGGGTTCTTTTTTTGTCTGCAACTACCTTTTCCTTCGAGGGCATGGCGGCGGTGTTCGGGGAGCCGAGGAGAAAAGCGAGAAAGGAAGATTAGCCGCTGCGGGCGGCTTATTTTTTGGTCGTCACCACTTTGCAGGCCGCCCATGTCGGGCCTCCGACACCATCAGCCTGCAAATTTATCCGGAGATCCAGGATGACCCGATCCGCCTGGATCTCCACCCCTCCCACCAGTCTCCGGATGGCCGCCTGCACCCGGCGGTCGTCCCCTCCCTCCAGCACTACGGAATACACATTCCGCAGCTCCCGCAGGAATTTCTCCGCCATCCCAGGCGTTATCTCGATCCCCTTGGCGGCCGACAACCTCTCGATTTCCCCCTGCAGGGCCGTCACCCTGGCGTCGGCGGCCATCAGCTCATCCTTCACCACGGCGGCCGGTACGCCGTCCTTGATGGCCTGGATCAGTCTCTCCTTTTCACGCTTGGCCGCCGCCAGCGCCTTCGTGGCCTCCTCCATCTCCCGACCGGCCGACTCGTTTTGCCGGCGGGACATCTCCACCAGGTCGGCGACTATTTGACGATTCCCCTCCAGGCCGAAAAACGTCTGGCGCACCTCGGCCAGCACCACGGCCTCCAGATCCTCCTTGGGGATTCGCCGGGCCCGGCAGTCGCGCGTCTGGGCACGCCGGCCGCATTGGTAGTAGTGGTAGCGTTTGCCCCGGCAGACGGTGGACGTGCCGACGTAGGCCGATCCGCATTCGCCGCACCGGACCAGGCCGGCCAAAAGGTAGACCGTCCTGGCGACATTGCGGGCCCGCTCGGAGTGGGACCGGCGGGCGGCCAGTTTTTCCTGCACAGATCGAAAGACCTCCTCCTCTATTATGGCCGGGACCGCCCCCGGAACCCGGACGATTTTGTCCTCCGGGTTCCTCCGCCGGCTGGAACGCGGCTGCCCCCGCTTGCGCTCCTGGACGCGGTTGTAGACATACACCCCTATGTACTTCTCGTTTGTCAAAAGTTCGTGAATCGAATTCTTCCCGAACGGTTTGCCGACCTTGGTGGTGTAGCCGGCCCGTGTCATGCGGTCAATTATTTCGCTGTATCCCCGCCCCTCGGCCGCCATGGCGAAAATCAAGCGGACGGCCGCCGCCTCCCGCTCGTTGACCACGTAGCGGCCATCCCTATCCACGTCATAGCCGAGGGGAGGTTTGCCGCCGTTGTGCCGCCCCTGGTAGGCATTTTCGCGGAGTCCCTTCATCGACTCCTCCGCGAGGTTGCGGGAGTAGAAATCGTTTATCGCGGTGAACACGCCGCGCATCAGATGGCCGGCCGGCCGGCTTTCGTCTATGCCTTCCGCCACGGACTCCAGGCGCACGCCGGCGGCCTGGAGCTCCCGGTCATAGATCGCATCGTCGATCCGATCCCTCGCCCAACGGTCGAGTTTATGAACCACGAACACGTCGCACCCGCCCGACCGCACCAGGTCCATTGCCGCCTGAAACTGCGGTCTGTCGTCGGTCGTGCCGGTGGTGGCCTCATCGGAGAAGACCGCGACGATCGTGTAGCCCCGGACCTCGCAGTAGGCGCGGCAGGCACGGAGCTGGGCCAAGGTAGACTCCTGACGTTGGCGGTCCGTGGAATAACGGGTATAGATAAGCGCCCTAGTCATGGCGGCGTTTCAGCACGTCCATCTGACCATCGCGGAATCCGCGCTGATAGGCCGATTTGTCGATAGAAAAGCCGATTGGCAGGAGCACCAGCAGTAGTACCCCCGCCAAAACAAGGAGACCGTGACTCATGGGGCGACCCTCCCCTCAGTGCACTATCTTGCGATTATGCGGTTGCCGTCGCGGGGCGGGTAGCCCCGCCCGGAAAAAAACCCCACCGGTCTGCCAGCGTCCGGATGGCGTCCCGTAGGTCGTCATGGGTCCAGTTCTCTTCCTGGGCTATCTCCAGGGCCCTGTTGAGCGCCGTGCCGGGATCGGGAGCGTTGAGATAGGAGAGGTTGCGCGTCCTCGTTTGTTGGGGCTCTATGTATGTGGCACTATCGGTGCGGCCAAGTATAAAGTCTGCCGACACACCTAGGGCGTCCAGGAGCTTGGTAAAAATAACCCCTTTTGGCTCCCTTTTTTCGTTCTCGTAATTTCCAATTGCTTCCGGTGTAACTCCGACAATATTCCCCAGTTCCTCTTGTGTCATCCCCTTGGCCTTCCTGGCCTCCTTCAGGCGATTACCAATTACTTTCAATTTAATCCCCCCTTACTCTTAATATAACACAACGCGGGGTTGGGGTAAATAAATCTAACAAAAAGTAGACTTCTCTCTTGACAACCAACAAACCGTTTGTTATACTGGGTCCATGGCAAACGAATCGTTAGGAGGTGGAGCCATGGCCGACAGGCGAAAGGGCCTTATTGATTTACGGACCAGCCGGGGGTGGACCCAGCGGCAGGTAGCCGAACGGCTGGGCGTGACTGATGCCTATTACGGAATGATCGAGTCGGGAGTTCGCACCCCTCGGCTTATCCTCGGACTGCGGATAGCCGATATCTTTGGGGTCCGCCCCGATGAGATTTTTTTTGGGAGCAAATCTAACGGAACGTCAGATAAACCGACCGGCACGGACGGGACAGAATAGCCCGTTCTGCCGGTCATCTTGCTTTTTTGGGGGCAAACCGTCCCTTAACCGGAAGACGCTTTCATTGGAAAGGTGGTGATCCCCATGTGGGCTCATGTCCGCGTGGCCGTTGATCGCAAGGGCAACGTCCTGGACCGGCGGGTGATCCGGGTGCTACCGGCGCAGGAATCCCGCCGGCTGGAGCGGGACCTGGCGCGGAACCTTCTCCCGCTCTTTGAGGAATGGAGGAGGAAAAATGGCTAAGATATTGTCCTTCCCGGCGCAGGAGGACCGGGATGCGATCCGCTCTCTGCTTCGCAGTCGAGCAGACGGGGAAATCGGCGAAGCGGAGTTCTCGCGGCAGGTGGTCGCGGTACTGCGACACTATGGGATCAGCCAGTTGTGCTGCGGGTCGTTCCGCGTCAGGGATTGCGGGGATTTTCACACCCCGAAAGGCCCGTTTCCTATCGTTGCCATCTCGGCGGCCGGCGGACAATCCGCCGACGGAAGATGTCCGGCCTGCGGGTATGGACCCGGTAGGTGGCTCAGAGGGGACAGGGTGATTACGGCATTCTGTGCGGCCTGCGGCTGCGTGTTTAGCTGGCCTGTGGCGGACGAGTTCGGGCTGTAACGACCAAGGGGGCAACGGTATGTGGGTATCTCTGGACCGTTTTTCGGAACCGCTGGCAAGTGATCATCCAAACAGTCATCCGGTGGTGAAATGTCTGGTATGCGGGGCCGGTATTTACGCAGGTCAGGAGTATTTGGAGATCTGGCCGGCAATGAATGGCCGGGACGTGGTGTGTTCCACGGAATGCGCCCGTTGGGCGTGGCACGTCCTGGAGGCGGAGGACCGGCTTCTCAGCTGCGACGAGCGCGGTTGGCAAATTCGGGTAGCGGAGGAAGTATCGCCATGGTGGGACTGATTCGGCGGTGGCTGGAGCACCGCAGGGCAGCCAAACGGCACCGGAAACGGGTGGAGATGCTACGGAGACTATGGGAGTCAGGAGGTGGAATCAAATGACCTGTCCGGGATGCGGCGGAACAGGCGTGCTGTGGGACGATGAGATGGAAACCGAATGGATCTGCGCTACATGCAATGGCACCGGCAAGGTGCCGGAGTAGCAAATGCCTCCGGGAGTGCGGCCCGGAGGCGAAGGAAGGGAGAGTTTTAAGGAGTATTTCCTTGCCGTCATTATACCGCACATGACGGCGGGGATCAAGGGGGTTAATTTAATGTCGGAAGATATGGCTATGTACGACGTATGCGAGCTCCAGCACCATAAGGAGCCGCTGCCAGAGAGCCTGGAGCACAAATGCCAGCGGCTGACTGAGTTAATTGAGGAGATCGTCATAGAAACGTCTGCCATCGGCATGATGGCGGATTTCTCGGCAATGGGCAACTTGAAAATTCGGGTGCAGATGTTGGGTTCGGACTTTGATAGGACCTTCGCGGGAATGGACACACATGTAAAGCCGACATCGGATGCCACGCACCTGGAGCGGTATATAGACATCGGCGGTGTCACTTTCTTCACACTCGTATGGGAGACCCCCGCCGAGCGGGCCGCGCGGATGCTAGCCGACCTGCCGGAGGATGAGCGGCGGCGGGTACTGGAATCAATGGTTGGTTAACCATCGGGGTATGTCGAGAGGCACCCTCGACATACCCCTCCCCGTAAGGGGAAGAAAGGAGCTCCATGGATCACATATCCCCGACACAGATCAATATGTACCTGCGCTGCCCAGCATCCTACTATTACCGCTACGTATGCGGCATGGTACTACCGCCGAAGTCCGCGCTAACGAAGGGACGAGCGGTGCACAAGGGGCAGGAACACAACTATAGGCAAAAGATTGAATCGTACCAGGACCTGCCCCTGCATGAAGTAAAAGAAGTTACCGCGGCCGCTTTTGAGGCGGAGCAAGATTTAACTGAGTTTGAGCCGGACGAAAAGCCCGGCCAGGTTAAGGATGAAGCGGTAACCCTGGCGGCACTCTATCACCAGGAGGTTGCGCCCAAAACACAGCCATTCCTGGTGGAGGAAAAGGTGGAAGTGCCCCTCGCGGGAACCACCTTGCTCGGGTTTATCGACCTGCTGGACAACAGAGGATACATTCACGACACCAAGACGGCATCGAGAACCCCGAGCGAGGACTCCGCGGCCAAGAATCTCCAGTTGTCGGCTTACAGCCTTGCGCACCGGTACCTTATGGGCATACCGGAGGCGGGAGTGAGGCTTGACTATTTGGTGCAAGCAAGGAACCCAAAGGTCGTCACCCTGGAGGCGAAACGGACGGAACGAGACATACAGCGGTTTACCGCCATCGCCGAGCGGGTGGTGGCCGCAATAAACGCTGGAGTGTTCTATCCTAACCCGGATAACTTCCTATGTTCGGAAAAACATTGCGGTTATTGGAAGATATGTCATCAAGATTTTTAGGAGGTATATAAAATGGCGGATCAGGCACTCGTAAAGTTTGACACAGCATCGGGACAGGTAGCGTTGAGTCCCGAAATCGTGAAACGTTACTTAGTCAATGGCAACGGCGCGGTAACGGATCAAGAGGTCATGATGTTTCTCAACTTGTGCCGTTATCAGGGGCTGAATCCGTTCTTGCGGGAGGTCTACCTGATCAAATACGGGAATAGCCCTGCCACCATAGTGGTTGGCAAAGAGACGTTCACGAAGAGGGCTGCGCGTCATCCGGAGTTCGACGGCTTTCGGGCGGGTGTCCTTGTGGTTTCCGATGCCGGAGTCGAGGAGCGGGAAGGGTCCCTAGTCCTCAAAACGGAGCGCCTGGTCGGGGGATGGGCAGAAGTATATCGGAAGGATCGGTCCCATCCGTTTCGAGTGACCGTTAGCCTGGACGAGTACATGCCGCTCAAGGACGGACGCCCGCAAGCCATGTGGGCAAAGATGCCCGGATCGCAGATCAGGAAGGTGGCTCTGGTGGGTGCGTTACGAGAGGCATTTCCGGAGGAATTTGGCAGCCTCTATTCGGTCGAGGAAATGGCTGCCGACGAGTCGAGTCTGCCCACTGCCCCGGTGCAGGTGTCAGGGCCCGTTCACCCGGCAACGGTCGTTGAGGCCACTCCCGGCAACAAGGACAACGCCAAGGATAACACCGGTGAAACAAAAGCGACAGATGTACAGCTCAAGAAGATATATGCCATGAGTCGGGAGCTTGACTTATCAAAAGAAACCATGCACGGCATCATTAGCTACCGATACGGCGTTACGTCCTCGAAGGAGCTGACCAAAGAGCACGCATCGGATCTGATCACCTTTCTTAACCTCTTGGCAACTGGTGAGGAAGTCTGGCCGCCGGTAGAAGATAACGAGATAACCGCAAGCGATAGTACCATGGACAATATGGAGAGTGTGGAAATATAGTGTCTTGCCCGGCTGCATAGCCGGGATACATAATACGATTCATAGTTTGAACCCACGAGAATCGGGAAGTGGCCGAAAAGAATGGGGAGGAGTGAAATCATGCTCGGCGAGGACAAGTTCTACATCGCCGTTGATAATGTTGATGGCCAACACGAATGGCGCGTGGTGAGGGGAGAAAAAATCGTTACTGCACCGGACCTTACGTTGTTTGTACACAAGATGAACGGCCTCTGGTGCGTAAGTGAGATGCTCACCGGTTACAGGCTTGGTGGTGCATACGCCACGCGCAAAGTTGCGATAGACGAAGCACAGGACCTAGTGAAGGAATATCGAGATCTTATTGTTCGGAGCCGCGACGAAACGGTTAAGAAGTATGGTGTTGCGCCCTATCCGGAGGAGAACCGAGAAGGTGGTGAATCCAATGATCCATCGCACATGCCCCGTATGCGGGGCTGAGTTGTACTCTGCGGCCAGCGGCCAGCCATGGATCTGCCCGATATGCGGCTGCGGAGTACCAAACGAGCCTCAGAGCCTGTGCCGGACCTGTGGCAGGAAATACTGCCTGTATGCGGGCCCGGTACCGGAATGCGATGAGTGGGTGCCCAAGTGCCCGGAGGTCACGGATTGATCCGGGCGGCGGCTGCCTCCCTCGCCCTGGCCGTGATCCTCGCCTCCCCGCTCGCCATGGCCGACCGGCCACCACCGCGCCCCGCGCGTCACACCGAGGTCAGCCGAGGCGAGCGTGTGGTCCGGATACAAGCCCTGGTCACGGCGTATTGCCAGGGGGCGATCACGGCCACGGGGACGAGGACCCGGATCGGCGAGTGCGCGGTGGACCCGCAGGTGATCCCCTTGGACAGCCAGGTGTACGTGCCGGGGTATGGATGGGCAATGGCCGAGGACACTGGCGGCTTGATCAGAGGGGCTCGGTTGGATGTGTACATACCGGAATTAGAAGAGGCAAAAGAGTGGGGAGCAAAGAGGCTTGTGGTGACCGTGGTGGAGCGGTGAAGGCACCGGGACTGTCCGGCGTACGATTTGGGACTAGTGAAGTTAGGAGGGATCGAATTGACCAAAACACGCATTGAATGGGCCGACACGGTCTGGAATCCCGTCACCGGCTGCACGCCCGTCAGCCCTGGGTGCGCCCATTGCTACGCACGGACCATGGCACGGCGTCTGGCCGGACGATGCGGCTACCCGGCGGACGAGCCGTTCCGTGTGACGCTGCATCCGGAGAGGCTGAGCGAGCCGTTGAGGTGGACGAAGCCGAGGCGGGTGTTTGTTTGCAGCATGGGGGACTTATTCCACGACGATGTTGACGAGAAATTCATTGCCAAGGTATGGGCGATCATGGACCTGGCACGGCAGCATACTTTCATGGTTTTGACAAAGCGGCCAGAGCGTGCCTTGAAGTTGCTCACAGACGAAGACTTCCAGTTCCATGTCGGGTGGTTTCAATCCCAGGCCGTGCGAGAATTTGGACTTCCGCAGCCCAAAGAGATCGGCCCGATGCCGCTTAGAAATTGTTGGGCAGGGGTAACTGCCGAAGATCAGCAGCGGGCCAACGAGAGAATACCGATACTTCTCCAAATTCCGGCGGCAGTGAGGTTCGTTTCGGTCGAACCGATGCTGGAGGCCGTGGATCTGTCTTCTGTCCCAATTAACTACGGAGAAGGATTCTTCGGCGATCCCTTCCGGCCATATCCCATTCTACGGTCGGGACGAAACAGAACATACAACACCCTCGACTGGGTGATCTGCGGCTGCGAGACCGGGCCCGGAGCGCGGCCCATGGAGGTGAACTGGGTACGAGACCTGCGAGATCAGTGCCAAGAAGCGGGCGTGCCGTTCTTTTTGAAAGCCCTGCGGGTCGATGGCAAGGTGGTTAAGCTGCCCGAACTGGACGGGCGGAAGTGGGATCAGGTGCCGAAGGGGGGTAATACCCAATGCCAAAGTTAAAGGTCCTTGACTTATTCTCCGGCATTGGCGGCTTTTCCCTGGGCCTTGAGTCCACGGGGGCCTTCGGAACCGTGGCCTTCTGCGAGCTAGAACCGTTCTGTCAGCAAGTGCTACAGTACCACTGGCCGGAAGTGCCGATATTCGGCGATATTCTCGGGTTGACAAAGCAGAGTCTGGAGGAAGCAGGTATTGAAAGTGGAGCAATTGACGTTGTTTGCGGAGGGTTTCCATGTTTTGCTCAAGGAACTATGGTTTTAACTTGGGAAGGATACAAGCTGATTGAAACACTGAAGGTTGGTGACATAGTCCTAACACACCGTGGCAACTGGAGACCTGTAACTGCAGTAATGAAACGGGATAATGCTCCATTGATTCACGTGAAAGCACAAGGAGTTGATGTGATTACAACGCCTGAACATCCTTTTCTTGCGAGGACTTATCGGATATCTATGCCACGCGAAGGCAGTAAGAGAAAGTGTGTGCGTGTTTGGAGCAAGCCTAATTGGCAACAAGCTAAGGAAATAAAAGGAATGTTTATTGCTCAGACTTTGCCACCAATTTATAAAGACGATAGAAATCTTGAGTTTTGGTGGTTGGTTGGTAGGTTTTTAGCAGATGGTTGGGTTGTAGACTACAAACGTAAGAGCAAAATACCGCAAGGGGAAAGGGGGAGCCGTATTAACAGTAGAGCCAAGCGGGTGGTTATTTGTTGTGCGGAAAACGAAGCCGATTTATTGGGGCAACGCATTAAGGAAGCAGGATTCAATTGTACTAAAAGCAAGGAAAGGACAGTAGTCAAGTTTATAATTACTTCCTCTGTCTTCTGTGATTTTTTGAAGCAATTTGGACATAAGGCAACAGGTAAAACGATTCCTGGGTTCGTGTTAGCTTTGGATGAAAGTAGAGCTCGCGCTTTTCTCGATGGGTATCTTTCGGGTGATGGATATAAAGACAAGAAGACCAATGAAGTACGGGCAACTACCGTTAGTAAGTCTCTGGCATATGGGGCAGCATTATTGGCACAACGAGCTTACGGTGTTGTAGCATCCGTGCGAAAATGTAAAGTGCCAAGAAAGAAGATAATTGAAGGAAGAGTCGTAAATCAACGAGATTTTTACGCTGTATGTATCCCATCACGGAATCGTTCCGCATATGTAGAAGGGCTATATGGTTGGAAATTGGTACGAAAAGTAGAACCATGCGGCATAGGTACTGTTTACAATATCGCCGTTGAGGGGGATGAGAGTTATATTGCGGATGGAGCAATTGTCCATAACTGCCAGCCATTCTCCTGCGCCGGGAAGCGAAGAGGCAAAGAGGATGACCGTTACCTCTGGCCTGAAATGCTTAGAGTTGTCAAGGAAGTCAGGCCGCATTGGGTGCTTGGTGAAAACGTTGTTGGAATCATCAGCATGGCACTCGACAATGTGCTATCTGACCTGGAAAGTGAAGGCTACAAAACAGCGGCGTTTGTTATACCGGCTTGTGCCGTCGGCACCCCGCACAGAAGGGATCGGGTCTGGATTTTGGCCCACGCCGAGAGCGAAAAAGATAGATGGATACAGCGGTCAAGGTTTCGGCCCGACACTGGAGCAGATGGCGAAGATGTGGCCCACGCCCAGGACATCGGACGGGGATCACGGAGGGCCGAACCAGCGGGATTCGGCGGGGAATTATGCACTGCCGGGGGCGGTGGCCCATGCGAAGATGTGGCCCACGCCTGCGGCAAGAGATTACCGGGGTCCGAACAAAAACAGGAATATGCCGGATCAATTGCCAAACGTGGTAAAAGGCACCCTCAACCCGGACTGGGTGTGTTGTCTGATGGGCTATCCTCCCGGCTGGCTGAACATCGATGGCCCGCACCCGCAGGGTGCGACCAATATCACTGGGAGCCGCCGAGGCTTGCGGCTGGCAAGGCACCCTTCCGGCGGCAGAAATTGCAAGCCCTCGGTAACGCCGTGGTCCCGCAGGTGGTGAGGGAGATCGGCATGGCGATTCTGGCAGCGGAGGGGATGATCCCATGGACACCATGACCGCCACTTCTGAGGAACCGAACGTCAGCAAGGCAATCTTTATCTTTTGTGGTAAGAGGTTTCTCATGACAACCAAGCCAGACTCGATATGGTGGTTCACCAAAATAGCGCCCAAGGCCGCCATCGGGCTGGCCTGGGCCACCCGGAAAGGGGATTTTTGGTACAAGGACCATCCGGGCGACAGGCCCCCGGTTTGGTTCAACCGGCGGGAACTCGCGAAGTTGCGGGTTAGGGAGGTTTACTTCGGCCGGTTGATGCTGGGGGTTTGCTGGGCCAGAAGAAAGACGCCCTGGAGCGGCGACGACATCGTGGATGCCGTCGCCAAGACGGATGAACGGACAAGGTAACAGGAGTTCCCGGTTTAGGAGGTGTGAACAATGAACCGCAAATCGCCGGCGGGAAAGTGTCTGCTACCGCCTGCGGAGGAAACCCGGCGGCTGGAGCTGTACCACGCCGGGCTGAGCGACACGCGGATTGCCGCCGCCATGGGCGTGGTTCCTTCAGCGATCTGGCAGTGGCGGCGGTATCGCGGGCTTCCCACGCAACACCCCAAGATCACGGCTCCCCGAGACAGTAGGGGCCGAAAAATCAGATTCCTACTGACCGGTGGGTGCCGCATGGAGCAGGCAATGTCGCCGCAGGAGTGCGAGATAGTGCGGCAGTTTTTCCGCGATCTGCTGGCCTATAGCAACAAACTGCCGCCAGGAAAGAAGCCGGATATTGCTCGTTTTATGAAAGGTTGGAGTCGCCTGCAAAAGGACAGGAAGATCGCGGCGCGGGAGAGGCGAACTTGAAATTTCGCTGCTTCTAGCGAAAGGGTTGTATAGGCAGCAGAAAGCGAGGGCTACATAGTGGCTTGGATCAGGATTGACCAAACCCTGAGACATCACCCCAAGACCAAACGGTTGGCGCGGCTCCTAGACGTGTCGGAGGTAGCCGCCGTTGGCCATCTCTGTCACCTCTGGTGTTGGTGCCTGGACTTCGCCCAGGACGGAGACCTCAGCCGTTACTCCGTCGAGGATATAGCCGATGCCGGGGCATGGGACGGCGACCCAGAGGTGTTTGTCAAGGCCCTTGTGGACTGCGGCCCCGGCGGTTCAGCGGGCTTCCTGGAGCACGACGAGGACGGCGGCCTGCATGTCCACGACTGGGACGAGTACGCCGGGGTGCTCATCGAGCGGCGGGAGAAAAACGCCGCGCGGAATCGGGAGTGGAGAGCGCGGCGGAAGGGAGACACCGCGAGCGCATCACGTGATGATCACGAGCGCACTGCGAGCGCGTCGCGTGACATAGCTACGAAACGAAACGAAACGAAACGAAACGAAACGGATACCGGAACCGGACGCGCGCACGCACGCGAGGACCAACCGGCGGCGTCCGGCGGCGGCGACCGGTTAATCGGTCAACCCGCCAACCCGCCAACCCGCCAACCCGCCAACCAACCGGCCACGGACCAACTGGCAGAGTCGACCGCCATGCCGGCCGTGCTCACCGACCCGGCCATGCCGCCCGACCATCTCACCGACCCCGTTGAGCCGCCTGCCCCAGACCCCGCCATGAACATCCATCACGCACTTGAATCCATGGCCGGCATCCTCTGTCCGCCGGCCCACCAGGTGGAAAGGGTGGCCGCATGGCTTGGCCGCGGCATGGACATGGGAGCCATCGTGTATGCCTGCGAGCTCGCCGCCGACCGGGGCAAGCGCCGGGTGGACTACATCGAGGGCATCCTCCGGCGCTGGCACGCCGCGGGGATCAGGACCAGGCCGCAGGCCGAGGCCGAGGCACGGGCTAGAGATCCAACCCCGGTTGCTGCTCCGGACTTCACGGAGCTGCTTGAGAGGGCCAAAAACCGAAAACGAGGTGCTGATCCATGACGCACGATGAGAGCGATGGCATTGTGAGCTACATCGCGGCCATCTATGGGCTGCGTCCGACCGACGCGACACGGGCCGCGTGGTGGGACCAGATAGGGGATCTGCCGGCGGACGCGGCCATGGACGCCGTGCGTGCCGTGATGCGGGAGCAAGACTCCCGCTCCTGGCCCCTGATCAGCCATATCCGGGCCAAAGTTCTGGCCGAGATGAACCCAGGCGGCATATCACCATCGGTACGGCACAATAGGGGCTGTGGCCGGTGTATCAATGGCATCGTGATCGCGGGCCGCTCCGGGCGGGACGAGTTCCGGCACGAGGTGTACCAGTACGTCTACCGCTGCCGTTGCGCCGCGGGAAGAGACAGGCCCGAGAAGTACCCAGTGGCCCCGGACTGGACGTTGGAGGAGCCGCCGGCGGGGAAGCCGGGCAATCGGTGAGGAGAGAAACAGCAGATGGACGAGATCAGGTTCACGGTATACGGTCTGCCCGTGCCAAAGGCAAGGGCCCGGACGGTCAGGCGTCCGAATGGCCAAATCAGCAGCTTCACGCCACCGCGCACTGTCCGGTGGGAGGAAAACATCGCCGCCCAGGCGATGCCATATTTGCCTGCGGAACCGCTGGACTGTCCGCTGGCGATTGAGGCCGTATTCTACCTGCCGCGACCGCAAAGCCGACGTAAGGCCGATATGCTACCAGACCGCAAGCCGGATTGGGACAATCTTGCCAAGTCCTTGACCGATGCCCTGGAAGGGCTATTTTGGACCAATGATTCCCGCGTGACGGATGCGGTGATACGCAAACGGTATGGCACACCGCCGCGTGTGGAGGTGGTAATCCGTGTAGCAGATAGTGGCTGCGATACACCGTGTATGGCAGCGTTGAAAAAATCATACCGTCGGACAAGGGGAGTAAGGCGAGATGATAACCTGCCAGCGAAATGAACGGGTGTTCCACATATCCACCGGGAAATACGGCACTGTGCAGGTTGCGGCGAAGGATGGTGCCTGGGCTGTGGTTCGGTTTGACGGAACCAAGCATGGCCGCAAGGTGCCGCAGGCGGAGTTACGACTCCTTTCCCGCCGGGGAAAGGCGGACCCCTCCACGGACCCGGAGACCCCGGTCGTCACCGAGGTGGACCGGTCCCGGTTCTACGAGCTGGGCACGCTGTGCGACACCTGCCGCCACGCCATCGCGACCGACTGCCCATACCTGGGAGCCAATACGGTGGAGGAGGGTATCGCGCTGGCCGGCTGTCACGTGGTCACGACACGGCTATCGGGCACCGGGCCGGCCTACAAGGTGGTGGAATGCGGACGGTACGAGCGAGGCAAGCTGCCGCCGGCGAGATGGCCGGAGGCGGTGATGGAAAGAAGGTGATGGCGAAGGGTTAGTGGACTGGAGGGGATAGGACAGGAAAGTAACAGAGCGGAAATGATCGGAGTGGTTAGAGGACTGGACAGGAGTGGATTGGACGGGACTGGAAATGAAAGGTAATCTGGCGCTGGGAGAGTAAGGTCGTTGTCCGGAGGGGGCTGATATTTCTTCCGGCCCCCTCTCCTCTCGAGGAACGGTAAGCTGTCAAGCAGGGAGGTCACTTCTTATGGGGAACAAGATTCCACATGGTACCACGAAAAGGACATTAAATACCACGAAAATAGAACCAATTTTAATCCCTGTGTTGACAGCCTTCCGGGCTTTGTCAGTCAGCAATAAGACCGGTTATCGGTTGGTTCGTCAGAAGGTCATTCCCACCGTCCGGCTCGGCAGACGCCTTCTCGTCCCGGTGGATCAACTAAAACAGATGTTGGCCGTCATGATTGAGGTTGACCGCACCTGCCGCACCTGCGCGAGAAAAGATCCGAAGGGCAAATGCGCCGCATTCGCCAGCCCGCCGAAGGGCGTGGCGAACTGCCCGGCCTGGACGTTTGATCAAGACTGGAACCTCAAGGTCTGGCGGGATACGATGCAGTATGAAGGGAGGAAGAAGTGATGCTGATTCACTACGGCATAATCGCGGTGATGATCATAGCTTGGTCGGTTGTAATGTTTAAGGCCGGATACGAGGCCGGTTACAGCGACGGATGGCACAAGGGAAAGGAGGGACAAAAAATAACCGCCATCAGGAGGGAATATCCCGATAATTTCTCGTAGGAGATGATTACCATGTTCCGGCGCTTCGTCAAATTGTGGCGTGAGTTAAGGCAGATGATCGAAACGGCAAGGATGCTGGGGTTGTGGTGAGCCTTGTATGGCCGGAAGGATTTTGGCATGGCTTTCCCGTCTCGACCGCGCCGGTTATCAGGTGGAGTTCGCCTGTCGGACGGGCGAGGCGATGGTGGTGCTCCTGCGGGCAGGGGAGATCAAGAAGAAGTTTGGCGGAAGAACTCTGGACGAAGCGGCCCGGAAAGCCGTGAGGTATGTATTGGAGGTGGAAAATAATGAGTCTAGGAGATTTTTTAATACCTGTGGTTCTCTTGATAAATGTTATGGTTGGGAT